AAGAACTATTCCAGATAAAGGAGCTAATGTTGTATCTACATAAACTTTGTCGGAATCTAAAGCTCCTCCAATTCTAGAACGCAAAGCTCTTGCCTGATATTGAGCAGTTGCTTCTGTTGACACTGGAATTGTAAAGTCTTTTCCTGGAGAAGTAAACTGTGCTACCCCTTCATTATTATAAACTTGAATTCTAAGGGTTAGGGGAGAACCAACACCAAATCCAACAGCATTTTCAGCGTCTGCGTCACCAGCACCTGAAACAATAAATCCAGGAGGATTTCCAAGCTGTAAAGAAGTAGAAGCCTCCGTCGCAGAAGATCCCGCTGCTCTTACAAAATAAAGAGCATTAGTTTGTTCTAAAATCTCTAAAGCGCCCTCTAGCCCCTGGCCTGGGATATTTTCAGAAGGCTCTCCGAACAGATCCACTAATGCTTGTTGACTAGTAATTAAAGTAGCTTCATTTGTTGGACCTCTATCAGCAAATCCAACAATACCCATAGTGGTGCTAGTTAATGAGGGTAAGTATTGAGAAATATCTTTCTCAATTACATAAACACCAGGACTAACAAAATTTGCCATAATTATTCTCCTACTCGTTTATAAGTTTAAGTAATCTTCTTTTTGTAAGATTATTGATCTGCTTTGTGACATACTCATCAGGAACTACGACAGATTCTTTGGGTCTAAGCCACTTTTCTTGGATTCCTTGATCAGTGTTTAAGTAAATAAAAAAAGCTTGTAAGCTATCATTTTTTATTCTTTTCATAATTTTGTCCTCTTATATATTTACATTAGCTATTTTATTTTTTGAGAAACTTTTTTTGTGATTTATTATAAAGACGTACCAGCAAAAACAGTTTGTTGTGTTGAAACTAGGGTTGCTGTATGTGCAGTATCCCCTACTGTGTGAGGTGCAACTGTATCGTTTTCTAAAGCTATACCATATCCTTGAACAAAAACCTTAGCAGTGGTTCCTAAAACTCCGTTAATTACAGCCCCATGAACCGTATCTAACCCTTCTCTAGCTACTGGTTTATTATTTATATAAACAGAAGGAAGAGGGGGCACTATAGCTTGTGTTACAGGTCCACCACAACTTGCGATCTCTTCAATAATAACTACTTTAGGCATAACTAATATCTAAAATTTGGATCTTGGTCAAAGTCTCCCATGTAACCTCCAACCTCATCACTGGTTTGAGTTAAAGGCTCGTCTTGAATATCTGAAGAATCGCGGAGTAGTTTAGCAGAGCAAACAAGGTGATAAACTCCATACGCCTCGAAACTGTCTTCAACAACTTCAAATATTTCATAACGCTGATTTTGGAAGGCTGGCTTTACTACATCTCCAGGAATAACAGGTCTTCCTAACTTTCTTTCAATGTAGCTCTTATTGAAAGTGAAAAGCTGATCGTTCTTCAACTCAATACCAAACTGAGTTAGCTCTTCACTCATGGAGACGGGATCATAGTGCCCATAGATTGCTATTGCTTGCTTTGCTATAGGCTTACTACGAGACTCCATATAAACAGGATCGTAGTCCTGAGTTTGATAGTATTTGTAAAAATACATCTTAGATCCACCAAGGCGGATCATTTCTTCGTCTACAAGATTTAGAAGGTTGATATCAGCATTTTGCTGATCAAACATATCAAGAAGCCTTTCTCCCTCATCTAAATCAGGGAGTTCTGGCATCTTGGTTGTAACCTTCCAGTTCTTTTTAGACATTACTTCTCACCACGACTTTTACTTGCGTACTTTTGGTTTGCTTTTTCTGCTTCTATTTTTTTACCTTTTTCAATAGAACGCTTAGTAACAGGTCGAGACAGACCAGAACCGCCCCGTGATCTGGGCTTTCCGATAAAGTTCTTACCTCTAGCGCCACCAGATAATCCTCTAGCTACTTCCCTACCAGATGCTTTAGTAATTCGGGTATACCGACCATTAGTTTCTTCTGGCCTTCTAGCTCTAGCAACAGCGCGTCCAGCTTCCTCAGCTTCTTTTTTAGCTTGGTCTGGATCAACGCCTCTAGCTATTTTTGCTTTTTCAAGTCCACGGGAACCGCCTTTAGTAACACTAGCTGTTCTAACTCCCATTAGTCTAGCTTGAACTGGATCAACATTACCCTTCATTACCTCTTTAGCAAGACGGGTAGCTTCTACTAGACCAAAAGCTTCAGCAATAACATGAGCCATATCTGACATTGAGTTATAAAGCCCCTCTAATAAAGTTTCTTCATTCATTTTATTTCTCCTTAGTTTTTTTCCTGTAGCATAGGATTGTCCAGTAGAAGCTTGGCATACAGCATAAGGATTTACGCCTCTACCTGATTTTTTTACTTTCTCAACACAGCGAGATACTTTTGTTCCTTTTGGCATTAGAATGTAGTGAACACTGGTGGTTCTTCGATTTCACTTAGAAGCTCTTCTTTGAGCTTTTCTTTGTCCTTCTCACTCTGTTGTAGAAGTTCAGTGCCATTTAGTTGTGCTCCACCTCCAGGGGAAGGGAGTGTTTTATATTTGCCTCTAATCTCTCCAAGAATCCCCTTACAAACTGCTAGGGCATAACGCTGAATCCAGTTCTTGTAATAAGGGTGAAGAGTTTCAGAATCCAACCCTCTAAACATAAGAATTACTTCTTGGTTGTTTAGTATAGGAGTGGGGTTTAGATTTAGGACATTACCGTTTACGAGATCCCAACTACCTTCTTGGGACAGAACCTTTCTAACCATTTCCAAGTGAGATTGTAATAAATAGAAATCAGAAACGGCAAAGTTACTGAATAAGAAGTTGTCTTGGAAATACTTGATAAAGAAATCAAACTCAAGAGTGTTTGATTGGTTTTGAATCGTTAGAAGAGATTTTTTATAAACAACATAGCTTAGATTGTTAGCGATGTGAGATGGAAGAACATAAGAAGCTACTCCAGCTTGAGTTCCAAAGGTAGCAATCTGAGTTGTCCAAAAGGGTGCGTGATAATCTAGCTGAGAGATAGACTCATCAATAGCTGTTTTTATTTGAAAATCTGTAAGCTCGACTCTAACTACAGGATGCCCTAAACGAACAAGAACAAAGTCTCTAATGGTTTGTTCAAAGTGTGTAAGCTCTACTGTGTCCGTTAGAGTATTATTATTGAGTTTAGTACCGTCTATTGAGGTATCATAAATATCAGTATCACCAAGGTTCCTACCTGCGTAAGTTCCAAAGGTGTCTCCAAAGCCTAATAGTTTAGGATCTACTCTCGGGGCTGCTGCTGACATCTAATACCTGCTTTTTTCTTCCTTTAGGTTTGGGTTGGTTTAGAAGCTCAAGAAATCTTGATTCTACTTCTTTTTTAGACTTGAATTGCTCTCCAGGTCTAATCTCTACTACTTCCCCATCAATATGAAGAAGCATATTCCAACGGCATTTGCTTCTATACTTGTACATAACTTCCTCTTGTATATAGTGAGAAAGAGGATCAGAGGAGCGAAAAAACCTCTGATCCTCTTTGTTTAGAGTTTATCTAACTATCAGCTACCGTAAGCAGTTGGGTTAGTTATGGTAGTGTTCTGAGCGAAGGGGGTGAACAGGTAGTTAGCGGTTGGGCCAATGATTCTAATAATACGATAGAATCTGTTGTGTGGCTCAATGTGAACCTTGCCGTAGCGGGTAAGGATACCCTTTCTTGGCTGGAAGGTTTCTGGGTCAACAACAGTGGGAAGTTGCTGGAGTGGGATGTATGGAGCGTAGACGAATCCAGAATCCATAGCGTTAGCACCCTTATAGCCCATAAGAATCTCGTCCTGGGGGAACATGGGATCTACATAGAGATCGTAGCGACCCATGAACTTACCCTTGAACTGAATAGCGTTTCCACCCATGTTAGTTGGTCCGTCCTGTGGCATAATACCTCCCTCAAGCTTGGCAGCACTCTCAAGGAGTGAAGCAACTAGAGGTGAAGTAAGAAGCCAGCTACCAGGACCACGCATGGTAGTACGGTAAATATCCTGTGAGGCGAGGTTGATTACGGCAAGAAGGTTTGCGTAGACCTCACCGACATGACGGGGAGCTAGTGAAAGGCTTGTTTGTGAGAAATCACAAACAAAAACATTTCCGATTGCGGTTGGGGCAGAACCTTTTTCCTTTGCTCCACCAGTAAAATCATAGGTGAACTGACCAGGAGTGAAAACGCCTGCGCTACGATCACCAACAAGACCTGGGAAATCTCCCATGCTGATATAATCATTGTCCATGAGACGCTGATCTGAACCACCAAGGTTAGTGGCAGATTGGTCACGGAAACCATAAGCGATCATACGAAGGTCTTCGATGAGTTCACGGTCGATTTCAAGAGCAAGCTCCTTGCTAAGTAGATCAGTAAGTTCGCGCTCAAGATCAAGGTTGTGATAAGCCTTAAGATCCTGTGAAGCCTCAAGAGTCCAGAGAGCACGCATCTTACGGGTGTTAGCAACTACTGCTTCCTGCTCGACATGGAAGGTCATCTCTGGAATACCAGTTCCAGTTAGACGCTCACCAGCAGAGAGGGTCCAACCCATTACTGCGTTAGAAACGGGCCAAGCGGCAATCTTACCACCGAAAGTTCCTGATGGAGCACCATTACCTTCTAGTCCTGAAGAACCAAAGTTAAGGACGTTAGATACGTCGAATCCATCCTTAGCAACATCACCGTCAAGTCCAGCACCTGTGGCACCATCAAAAGTTCCTTCACCACCAGTTCCAGAGGTAGAACCAATCTTACTAGCGGTAAGACCTCTGTAGGTTAGGTTGAACTTGCTGTAAACAGTTTGAGAGGCATCTCCTGAAACACGGCTGTTACCAAGGTAGAATACCTGAGAAACGGGTCCCTGCATGGGCTGAACGCCAACAATCTGGTTAGCAATAAGTGAAGGGTAAACTCTACGAACGAGGGGGAAAGCAAACTTTTGGAAAGTACCAAGCTGACCAGTAGTGGTAGCTCCAGTGCTAAGATCCTCATTAAGCTTTTCCTCGACGATTGATTTAGCTTGGTTTTCAAGAAGTTGAGCAGTTACACGACGGGTATACTCGCTGTCAATACCCTCTAGAACGGGCTCCCACTTCTGGACAAGCTTTTCGTCTGTTTTGTGCATAATGTCCATAATAAAAATTCCTTATCTTTGGGAGAAGGGCATGTATCTCATGACCTCATCATTTAAGAACTCGTTGGTAAAGTTTTGAGTTCTTTCTTCGTTAATCTCTCTGTCCGCTTGAGAGACAACAACGGCCTGTTCAGAGGATACAAATGCCTCGTCCTTTTCGGCCACCAGATTCTCAACTTCTTCGAGAAGCTGTTCTTTTTCGCCTTCAAGCTCAGTTAGGGCTTGCTCGGTTAGAGAGAGTTTTCCACTAAGGACACGAACGGTATTTTGAAGCTTCTCGTTCTCTTCAATAATCTCGTTTAGTTGTCCAGTTAGAAGGTTGAACTCCTCTTCAAGCTCCTGGTTTTGCTCTGCGATTTCAGCAATTGCGCTGTTCTCGTCATCGCTATTAAGCTCTAAAGACATCAAAGCTCTTACTGATTCAAATAGCTGTGCGTTGCGGAAAGTTTCATTCTCCTCAGCTAGTTCAATAAGAGCTTGTTCTTTGATTTGGTCAATCTTTGTACGAAGGAAGGCGTTGACCTTAGCCTCAAGTAAACCGATCTGTTTTTCTACCTGCTCGTTTATGGTTGAATCTACCAGTTGAAAGATTTGTTCAACAGTAGATTCAGATAGTCCATCAGGAAGAATATCAGCAATATTCTCTAAATTACTCATGAGTTAACTCCGGGGTTCTAGTTTTATCTATTATAGATAATTTAAAAACTTACTTTTTTTTATAAAATGTTGAGTTATTTTTTATTATCCTCTAAATCTTTTTCCTAGCTTCTCAAGATTTCTTAGGCGTCGGTGCCTTCTTCTAGAAGTAGCACTTCTTTCTCTTTCTCTTTGCGCTGAAGCTTTAGTGTTTGAGGGTTTTGTTTTTACAACTTTTTCAGTAGATTCAGGATCTGATTCAGGCTCAACACCTTGACCTTCACTTATTTTTTTTTTTAAAACACCTCTACCCATTAGAATGTCTTTCTTGGTAATCTTGCCATCACCAGATAGATCAGGGAATGAGCGTCTGCGTCTACGAGCTTCATTTAGACCTTTAGAAAGCTGACTCCAAACGCTCTCTTCCATTGGGCAGGAGCACTTTGATTTCTTACAAGAAGAACAAGTTTTCTTTTTACTCTTACGCTTCTCCTTCATGAAGGGCTTATATGCTTCACGCATTTTACTTTCAAGAAGAGTAACTAGATTGCTTTCTCTTCCAAGCTTATCCTGTGATTGACGAACAAACTGTGATTCAGTAGATTCAGAAAGTCCTGGGAAGGCTCCTCGGGTTGAAGGATCAGCAACTAGATCAAAGGTTACGAGGCGGAAGTCCTCGTTTACGATCTTGTTTCCCTGAGCATCCTCGGATAGCGTTCCCATGCCTCTTGAAGAAATACCAATCTTGACACCGCCTTCAATAAGAGCCTTGGCAGTAAGACCAGCAGGAGTTCTAAGAATCTCAGCCTCTCCAATAAGCTCGTTACCCTTCATCTCTAGCTTGGTAATAAGGTGAGAAGCGTTTGATAGTTTTACTGTATCATTTTGTGGGTGGTCAAGCTCTCCACACAAACGGCGCTCATTGATGAGAGGTTGAACTTTCCTTAGCTGGCTCTCTAGAACGGCTGTTGGATAGATACGACCGTTGTTGTTCTTTTCGTTACAGCGACCAAAAACTCCACGAATACGCATGGTATCGCTATTCTTGCCCTCACTGAGAACTTGTAAATTTTCTACTATAAATATATCTTGAAGTAATTGCATCACTGGTACGGTAATCCTTTTTTCTGTTTGATTGAACGACTTCCATATCGTTTAGCAAGGGCTTTAGAGCCTTTGCCATATCGAAGAATAGTTCTAGCGGCGTGCTTTTTTATGCTTCCAAACTCGGACGAGGGAGTTGAGCTACCAGGAGTAAACCCTTTAGCAATTTTTCCTCTCCCGCTTTTCTTACCCCACTTTCCCTTAGAAATAACATAAAGGCGGTCAGCGCCCTTTGTTGTAAAAATTTGTCCAAAAGATCCATCTGATAAAGCCTGTTTTATAGTAGCATAAGTTTTTACTCTACTCTTAGTAGATTTTTCTTCGCCATCTTTTCCTTCTCTACCTTTGCGTTCGGTAAGAAGATCTAAAACCTCATCAAGTCTCATCTAAGCCCTCTTCTTTGTCTAAGAGCACTTCTAAGTGCTGATTCCTTTTTCTTTTTCTTTGGTTTTGTGGGTCCAGCTAAGTTTACACCTATACTACCTGCTGAGGTAGTTCCCATAGTCATCATCTCAGATAGAAGATTTCTCACATCCTTTAGTAAAGAAACCATCTCTTGTGCGGTTTCTTCTGTGATCATCTCTCCTTCTTGGACAACTTCCTCTACTACTTCTTCTGGCTCTTCTACAGGTTGATAACTTTCGCCTAAAATTTCTTTTCTGAATGATTCGGGGACTTTGACCTTACTTATATCTTTTCCAGCAGGAGGTAGTGATTGTTCACTAACAGAAGCTTTTGGGTGACTAGCTTTACCACTAGCAACATCAGCTACCTCCCCTA